TCATCTGCTAAAGCCTGACAGAACTCAACATAGTCAGCAGAGTCCCCAAAACGCCTTTTAACCCAGCAGTGCAATGCGTCACAAACCCCTCTTTCTTTCAACATCTTGATTGTAATTTTCTTCATTATTCGGTCTCTCTTTCTCTCTGGGTAGTTATCTCAATCTTCGGTCGCTCGCCCCTGTCTTCCTCTCAATGAAAGCTATGGTGTTCTCTAAGTGAGCGTCCGACATGTCGTCTATCTTAATTTTAGAACCGTCCGCCTTTGTCCACTCCTTTTCCATGTCGCCCCCTAGCTAACGCCTCCAACGTAATAAGTGCGCCCGTCATGCTTTTCTTTGGTCACGCAATAGCCGAGCCGGTTAACTGTATGGTGGGGCGCACCCCATACAATACTGTCGTCATCACCTTCTATAACTGACCATATTTGTGAGTCTTCACAGCCTGTTCTTGCCTTCGCTTCCTCCCGTGTGTTAAAATAATCGCCGCCCTTATCCCTTATCTCGTCGAAAGGGAACGCTTCATAATTCCATAATTCACTTATTTGCTCTATTCCCATTTTTTACCCTCCTATGACGATCACTTTCTCAACCAAAGGGTTTCTGACCCAGTAATCCACAAGTGTCTTCACGTCTCTTCTCTTCGCTCTCGTCTTTAGCACTTGCCCCGTCTTCCTTACGACCTGTAATAAAACTCGATCTTTCATCGTCCTAATCTCCCTTCAGTAAGTGTGGCCTTTGGCAAGCAACTAAAGCCGTTTCAAGCTCTAATATCGCTCGCTTAATTTTTAGAAACGCCTCTTTGGCTTCAGCTTGCTGGGTAAATGCGCATCCGTCCTTGCGCATGTCGTCCAAGGACTCACACTCAAGTTTTCCAACACATTCCCATGCCAAATCAACCCTCTGCATCATTCGTTCCTGTCTGTTTTTTATTGCTTTTCTCAATCCCACAGCCATAGTGAACCCTCCCTTACAGTGTATTTCTAGCGTGTTCTTGCATTTTATTGAGCGAGCTGATCCAGTTATACGGGTGAGCTTTCTTAATGTCCCGAAAAGTTTCCTTAAATTCAGACCACGAACGTACGGTGTGAAAAATGTAGAGGTCGTGCAAGCCTTCATCTATTTCGGTCAAACCGGACTCGTAAGCACTCAAAGCGGTTTCCATCTCAATAGGTCGGCCTGCAAACCAAATCTCTGCCCGACCCCTGTGCGGAACGGCTAGAATAAACGGTGTAAAATCTCTCATGATTTGAACCTCTCTTTCCCCGATGATGACGTTTCCGGTACTATCTGTCGTTCTGTACCCCGCAACACAGCTATGCCCCTGCGGTCTGTCGCAATGGAACAGATCATCATTGAAACAACCGCACTTGTCTTTGCAGTAGAGTCCGTCAAATCCGTGAATTTTCAAATAGTCCATAATTATGCCTTTGATGTTCATGTCATGCTCCTGCTGTTTATGAGGTCGTTGATGTGTTGTGTTGGGTTGGCACAGTTACTCCCATCCCTGTCACCGACCCGGCAGGGCATAATAATTCCTGCCATGTCTGGATTACTGCCTGTAACCGTGACCTGTGACGCAACGTCGTTTTTATTTATTGAAATGTAGACAACATGTCCACAAGCCCTGTCTTTTGTAGACAAGACTTTGGCTAAACGGAGCAGTAAATCAGCATCGAGGACTACAGTTATTTCCTCCCGTCCCACGGCTGGCACGACCCGTCTATAGCTGGGATACATGTACTCTATCTGCGTAGCTGTGCCGTGAATGCCGTCTCCAGCAGTCAGAGTGTTGCCATCGCCCGAATATGTGATCGTGGAAACTCCAGCTTTGGCCTTTTTTGAAGAAAACTTGTAAATTCCGTCCCTTGGTTCGCTTTCTCCAGCCTTAGAAACGGCTATAATTTTACCGTCTGTGCTAACTTTGAGACCGTTGTCAAAATGAACACCTGTCACTGTTGGTCGGCTGTCACATTTACTCGCCACAGTTTGCATTTTGAGCGTATCTGCGTCTATAGTTATCGTTTTCATTTTTTATCTCCTCTTCTGCGCCTGTTGCGTCTGTCCGGTGTCACGCTATGAGCGTAGAGTGCAACAAAAAACAGAAGCGCAACGAAGGCAAGCCCTGTCTCAACTGTTTTATAAACGATGTTGGCGGTCTCATATTCAGTCATGCCCGAACCACCCCTCTCGCAGTCTCAATGTCCGTAAACTCTATCCAGTCGTTTTCAAACAACGCTACTAGGCTCTCAAACAGATCGTCCGTCCAAAATCCATCGTCGCTGGGATCGCCATCGTAATCACCGAGCGTCCACTCCCGGGTGTCGTAGAACTCTACCTCCGGCGACTCACTGTGACAGGGGTAGAATTTGGCAACCTGCCCATCGGAGCCTAAACCGATGACACATTCCATAGATGAGCCTGTGTAGTGCTCCATGATCAGGTTAACAGTTTCGATTGCAATTTCGTTTTTAGTCAATGTAGTTTTAATCATTTTAAAATCTCCCTTTTGCAGTTTAAATACGTCACACCCTAAATATAGCTCAACGTGATATATTATGTCAAGGATTTTCTTTTCAACAACATTACAATAAAACAGCAACTTATATAAACAAGCAAAAAAAATATTGTTTTTCTCTCAAAAATATGGAAACATACAGATAGATAGAGCTACGATAGTAGCGAAACTAATCAGACATACCTAGGCAAACGTAAACTACCTAATTTCAAAAGCTTACGGTGAACATGAACGATAATAAAAGCGACATAAATCAGTATAAAACAGGATTCAGTAATGTTTCATCGCCTGCAAAACTAGTTAGTCTGCACAAAAGGGACTCATTATTAAAACTCTTATCCTCAACACTTTCAATGAGTTATAGCTGTAAAAAATTAAACATATCTGTTCTCACAATCAGAAATATGATGAAACGCGATGATGATTTTAGGCTACAGATAGATGAGGCTATTGAGGCAGGTGTTGAGGCATTAGAGGTTGAGGCGATCAGGAGAGCTACTGGTTATATACATCCGTTAAACCATCAGGGCAAACTGACAGGGGACACTGAAACTCGTTACTCTGACAATCTATTGATGTTTACGCTCAAAGGGCGCAAGCCCGAAATGTATAAGGACGGCGCATCTATAAACATACATAACACTAGAGCTGTGCTCATAACTAAATATGAGGGTCTATCAGACGATGAGATACGTGAGTCGTTGCGAGAGAAGGAAATTAAAATTATAAAATCAACAAACAGGCTGGGTGATTAACTGTGGCTACAGTAGATGTCGGTAGATTAGTTAACGAAATATCAGAACTCGAACAGGTATTGAAGGACAGACATACGTTCAATAAGTTCAAATATTTCAATCCCTACCCCTACCAGCATGCTTTCTTTAAACTCGGTGCCGATAAATTATATCGACTTCTAATGGCGGCGAACCAGGTTGGAAAAACATTAGGAGCTGGTTATGAGGTTACGTGTCATTTAACTGGTTTATATCCTGCTGATTGGGAGGGTCGTAGATTTGATGAGCCGACTAAATGGTGGGCTGGCAGTGAGTCTGCTGAGTTAACGAAGGAGGGTCCCCAGAGGATACTGTGTGGTGATCCTGCTGATGCGGAAGTTTTTGGTAGCGGTATGATTCCTTTGGAGTTGATAAGGGGCAAGACAAATAAGCCCAATACTCCGGACGGATTTCAGACTATACGTGTAAGTCATGTGTCTGGTGGTACATCTTTATTGACGTTTAAGAGTTACGATCAGGGTCGCACGAAATGGCAGAGTGAGACTTTGCATGGTGTATGGCTTGATGAGGAGCCACCTCTTGAGATATATACGGAGGCGATGACTCGTATAGTGAAGATGGGCGGTATAGGCATGTTGACTTTTACTCCGCTGAAGGGGATGAGTGACGTTGTTGCTCAATTTATAGAGCCTGCGGAGGGTGCAGATACTAGCGCACAGGGGATTGTTAGCGCAACGTGGGATGATGCTCCTCACTTGACGGAGGAAGCTAAGACTGCTTTATATGCGGCACTACCTCCTCACGAGAGGGAAGCTCGTTCAAAGGGCGTTCCTGCGCTTGGCAGTGGTCGTATTTACCCTTATACGGAAGATGGTTCTCAAGGGATTGTTATTGACGACATGTATATACCGGCACACTGGCCTCGCATGTATGCGTTGGATGTGGGTTGGAATCGGACGGCGGCTGGTTGGTTTGCATGGGATAGGGAGTCTGACGTTGTATACATGTATAGTGAGCATTATCAGGGTGAGCAGGAGGTAACTTTACATGCCAAAGCTATAAAGGCTCGTGGTGCGTGGATGCCTGGCGTTATTGATCCTCATGCCAATGACCGGAGCCAGAGAGATGGAGAGCGGATTATGGCTCTTTATATTGACGAGGGGTTGGAGTTAACTAAGGCCGACAACGCTGTGGAGGCGGGGATATTAAGGGTTTGGCTGAGAATGGCGACCGGCAGGTTCAAAGTATTTAGGTCTTGCGTAAACACTTTAAACGAAGGTAGACTCTACCGCAGAGACCTTAAGGGCAAAATAGTCAAAAAAAATGACCACCTTATGGATGTAATAAGATACGGTATGGCAGAACTTGAGAGTGTGGCTATCATAGAGCCTATCTGGGAAACCATTGAAGGGGGCGGTGATATACAGCCGGACGACGATGGATTCTACTTCTAGCGCAGATGTTCCACGTGAAACAGACGGCGAAATAACGGTCACTAATTCGAGACTTGAAAGTCTCCTAGTGGACAAGTTCGACCGATGGCGCAAACGCAGGATGCCACAAGAACAGAAATTCCTTAATTTTTACCAAGATTATATGCGGATTGCCCGTGACGGGGATACTAAGGGGTTGGGTCTCTCTAGGGCGAGGAAATCGAAGTCTTTATTTATGGGTTCTACCCGAAATAAAGTAAGGGCATCGAGGACTAAAATCAAAGATGCACTGTTTGGGTCTGGCGATAGGCTCCCTTTTGACATAGTTCCTACAGATGACAAGCTTAAAGATGTGGCTGGTCACTTCCAGACGATACTCAAACGCCAACTTATTGATGGCGGGTTCGTTAAAGCTCTTGCTGGTGGCTGCAATACGCTCCCCAAGTATGGAACTGGCTTCATTAGCGGAGTGCATAGCCGAACAAAGAAGATATCGAGGCTGGTTCAGGTGCCGGAAGACCAAGAATTAAATCTTGAGAACGCCGAGACCGAGGAAATCTCTTATAAAGAGCCATATTGGGAATTATGCCGGACTATGGGCGTTTATCCTGACCCTGACGCTTCTGATACTCAAGAAGGGGACGGCGTTTTTTGGGAATCTTTTGTTTCTGCTTATTCGGAAGAGGCGCAAACATGGATAAATGAAGGTTTTTTTGATTCTATAGAGGAAATCGTAAGTACAGGCAAGAATGTTTCGTCTTCTGAAGGGGCAAAACTGACCGACCAGGTGCGAGGTGCCGTAGATGCAGGGTTTTATACTGAAGAGGGGCATATCCAAGTGCTTCGATTTTTCGGTAGGGTTCGGCGTGGTGATCTGGTGGAGTGGCGACAAGAGGAAGGGGAACTCCCTACCGATGAAGAGATGGATGAGTCCGATGAGAGGTATTTAGAGGCTTTAAAGTCGGTCAAGGTTGACGAGGAGCTACCGGATGAGCCTGAACGTGACGACATCTTTAAAGAAGATTCTGACGAATATATAGAGGTTGTAGCTGTCATTGTTGGCGGGAAAATAGCCAAAATGAGCGAAAGCATCCATTCAAAACGCCCCATTTATCGAGCGGTATACGAAGACGAGGAAGGGGAAATGTACGGCGTTGGTGTGGCTGAAAATAACGAATCGAGCCAGAAACTCATGAACGCTTCCGTCCGTTTATTTTTGGAGGGTAAGGCGATAGCACTGCTTCCTCCTAAAATTGTGGACAGGACTAAGTTCGTATCTGGAGAAAAGTTTGTTTTGGCTCCGGGCGCAACGCTGAACGCTCGAAAGGGGGCGTTGGCTGACGGCGTAGATAAGGCAATAAAGACGCTAGTGCAAGAAGATGTTACTGAGGGGTGGCATGTAATTTTCGGAATGGCTGAAAGGTTTAGCGACGAAGACACGAGTGTTTCTAAGCTCCCGCAAGGGGCGCAAGCTAGAGGCATGAACAAGACGGCCTCCGGCCTATCTATGATACTGGGACAGTCGAGCATTCCGCTTAAAGAAGTGATGATGAATATTGATGTTCAATGGGTGGAGCCTTCTATTGAGGCTCTAGTTGAATGGAATATTGAATATCTTGAGGTTGAAACTGTTGCCGCTATACATGGAGAAGAAGTGGCTAGGTCGTGGCAAGCAATAAAAGCAAACGCTTTGAGATTGGGCGGGATTAAAGGATTCTTGCCGTGGAGAGCTACCGGCACATCAACCATGATGGCTAAAGAGGTGCTAGTCAATAAGCTTAACATGTTCCTCAACATCATAGCAACGAATGAGCAGTTATCTAGCATGAGCGACCTCCGTTTAATGCTTGAGCATATATGGACAATGCTGGAAACGGGGCTTCAGTCTCCTATTTTGAAAGAGGAGGCTTATCAGAAATTGGTTCAACAGAGACAGCAGGCGATTGCGGCTCAACAACGGGGACAGGGCGGAGTGCCTGTGCCTGGCAATGAAGAGAAGATGGATAACTTTGGAAATCGTGAAGGCGAAGGAGCGGCATAATGGACGAAAAAATAGAAGATGAAGAGTGGCTATTGAACATGCTTAACGCACTATCCGCTCCCCCAATGGGAGTGGTTCTTCAACATCTCCGTGAGACAAGAGCAAATCTTGTGGAGCGTCTGATAATAGACCATAAGGACTTTGTGCCTGCGGAAAAGATGAGCATGCTCGTTGGAAGGATAGACATGATTGACGATTTTCTTTTCATGGAGGATGAAATTCGTTTGAAGTTGGAGGCTGGCAAGTTGGACGGAGAAGGAAGCGAAGACGACGACTGTGGCCTGACAGAAGAAGAAAAACAAAGAATTGTTCGTGGTTCTGTATAGGAGATTTCGCTGATGGTTGAGGATATTGTCGATTACAAGGAAGAGGTTGAAAGACTTCGTGCCGACAATGAAAACTTGGAGGCGGACAATGCAGGGCTTAAGGGAAGGGCTAAGTTTTTTCAAACCAAAGGTACTAGGGCGGCGCAATTAGCGGCTGACTTGCGGAGAGAAAATGAAGCTTTGAAGAAAAAGGTTGAAGGGTTGACCGTGGACGCTTAAAGGCATTGTTCACGGTTCCAAAAATTAAGGGAGATTGAAATGACAGAAGAAAATGCGGCGGCAGATGAGAATGTTAACTCTGATGAAGAGGATTTTCTTGAAAATGCCAATACCGATGAAGGTGATGGTGATGCAGGGAATCAGGATGACGATAGTGATTCTGATGAAGGTTCCGATGATGAGGTCGATTACAAAGCCGAAGCAGAGAAGCTTCGTGCCGACAATGAAAGACTTGCTGACGAGCAGAGCAAACTCGAAAAGGAGTCTTCAAACCATCAGGAGTGGCGGAGGAAGAAAGAGCTGGAGGCTGAAAATCTTCGACAAGCTAACGCAGATCTTAAGCGCAAACAACCTAAACCGGAGGTACTTGAAACAGTTCCGGGTTTTGAGGAAGGCGTTAATCATCTGGTTAACGAGGAGCTTGATAAGCGAGATGAGGTCAGACGAGCTGAGGAAAGTAACCCTGACCGACAAAAGAAGCTAGAAGCGGATTGGACACAGAACATGTTCGACGCTCATCCTGATTTTGAGGAATTATCTAAAGCCAACAAGGATTTCCATGTGGAAGTTCAGGAAGGTTTTGACTCCTTAGGTGACGATGCGTGGGATCATGCAAAATCTGTTGCGCTCGTAACGGAGATTAAGAGAACAAGGGCAAAACGTGCCGCCAGTAATGCCGATGCGAAGGCCGATAAAAAGGCCAAGCTCGAAAGTAACGAAATTCCTGCTGGGAAAAAGGCGGGAGGATTGGGCGGTGGTTCAGGCAAGAAACCTGACAAAGAGAAACAGAGATTTGAAAATATGACTCTTGCCGAAATAGAAGCTGAAGGGCAAAGAGTCGCTTTAAAATAAGGATATAGACGATGGGTACTACAACTACCGCAGAAGTGACACCTGCTAATCAGGTTTTTTATGACAGGACGTTGCTGGCAAATGCGGTGCCAGAGATGCCTCATGGGAGATGGGGACAGCAGAGACCAATTTCCAAGAAGAGTGGCAACCAGATAAAATTCCGCAAGTACAATGCGCTGGCAACAGCGACCACGCCACTGACAGAGGGCGTGACTCCTACTGGCAAGGAGTTGGGGACAAGCGACATAATCGCAACGCCGATGCAGTATGGTGACTTCGTTACGATTTCCGATGTGGTGGACCTGGTAAACCAAGACCCCGTATTAACTGAGGCGGGTAAGCTGTTGGGCGAACAGGCCGGACAGACTGTTGACGAAGTTATCAGGAACGTTATTGTCGCTGGCACTAATGTTCAGTATGCCAACGGTTCAGCGAGAACCGCCGTCAACACTACGTTGACCGCAGGAAAGCTGAATACGGCTATCCGCACTCTTAGGAGACAGAACGCTAAGTTCATTAAAGGGCAGTTGAACGCATCTACTGGCATTGGTACTACTCCGATACGGAAGGCTTATATCGGCATTATCCATGTCGATACCGAAGCTGTCCTTGAGGGGATCACTGGATACAAGGCTGTGAGCGAGTACCCTGCACAGATGGAGCTTCTTGAGGGCGAGGTTGGCTCGTACAAGAATATCCGGTTTGTTACGAGTACCAACGCTAAGATTTGGGCAAACGCTGGTGCTACTGCAGGGCTGATGATCTCCACTGCAGGGACGGTTGCTGACGTTTACGCTACCCTTATCATTGCTCAAGATTCTTACGGTATTGTTCCTTTAGCTGGCGGAGCGATGAAGAACATTATCAAGCCAATAGGCTCTTCGGGAGTCGCCGACCCTATAAACCAGAGAGGGTCGAGCGGTTGGAAAGTTATGACAACAGCTAAGATTCTCAATGAAAATTGGATTCTTAGGATTGAACACGGAAACACTGACGCTCTCTAAGGGTGAAGGTTTTTAGTTACTGGTGGGGGAGTTTGGCTCCCTCACCATTTACAACAATATTGGGAGACAGTAAAAATGGGCAAGGGTAACAACAAGCGGAATAGTAACGAACCTCAAGGCGCATCAACTGGGACGCAAGACCCTTTAGACGGGACCCCTTTAAAGACAAGGGAAGAGGCGACTTTCAACAAAAAGATGGCGGAGCTTGACGAAAAGTCGGCTAAACTCGACGAGGCTCAAGTGCAGGTAGATGCGAAACTGGAAGAACTTGACAAGGAAGGGGAACGGTCTGAATCTCCCGAAGGGCAGACCCTAGCTGGGAGCGTTGACGAACAGAGAGATAATCAACTTTACGAGATTGAGATTTTTAAAACCGAGTCCGAAACTGCGCCCGTCGACGTTTGTGTTAACGGTAGAAATATCCGCATACTTAGGGGGCATAAGGTGGTGGTTGAGAAGAGGTTTTATGAAGCTCTCATGAACTCAAACATAGAAACCTTCACTCAGACGGCTGGACTTGGTGACGGGGAGAAACCCGTAATTGAGGCAGTTAAGATGGCAAGGTATCCCATGAGCGCAACGAGGCTTCCGCTCGATTATAAAAAAGTCAAGGGGTAATCATGACGAGGAATGATATTTTTAAGGGAGCCTTGAAAATAATAGGACACATCGGTGACGGCGACAATGTTGAGTCCGTGGATAATGAAGTGTGTGTTGTTTCCTTTAAATTATTTCTCGATCGCTTACCAGTTGATGGAAACCTGGCAAGCCTTAAAGCTAACGATGACCCTAGCGCAAACACGGAATATCTAGATGACTGGGGACAAGCTTTAAAAGTGGGTTTAGCCAATGAGCTAATGTTGGAGTTTGACGTATCTCTTCAACGGCAAGACAGGATAGAAAAGAGATGGTACAAGGATATACTCCCTTACCTTCTCGATAAAGACGTTGGAAATGGCGTTGCGGAACTACATATAGAGGAGTGATTTAATGATTAGACGGACTTACATGGGGTTCATTTCAACCCTTGTTGCATTTGCAGTGCTTTTCGGGAGCGTTCCCGTTTTTGCCGCTGACCTTTACCCCGCCCCACTGTTCAGATGGACAGAGGATGGTGGTGACCCTGCTTCGGGCTGGAAAGTTAAAACCTTTGAGCCTGGAACTTCCACACTCAAAAGCACATACACCGATGGGACTCAAGGAACGGCAAACGCCAATCCTGTCATACTAGATTCCCGTGGTGAAGCGGCAATTTATTTCTCTGGCGTTTATGACATTGAGATACAGAACAGTGCCGGTGTAGCACAGAGAACTGTGGAGAATTACGGGAATGCCTTGACGATTGCCGCTATCAATGGGGGCAACCTTGTCCCTAATGGCTCTTTTGAAACGGACACGGATGGTAATGGGACCCCTGATAATTGGGTGCTGACCACCTATTCAGGCTCTACCGTTGGAATAGTTACGGATGTTCAATATCACGGAGCAAGCTCTTATAAATTTACGAGCGGAGGTTTAGGCGGCGGCTATATTGTTACTGACGCTTATGTAGCCGTGTCGCAAGGACGAGCATACACTGCGTCATTCATGCTGAAATCTTCTGTCGTGGACGTGAGAAACCTTATAGAAGTTATCTGGTACACATCAGCCTTTGCCGAAATTTCCACTACTGCGGTTTTTGACGACGACACTGCTAATCCCACATCTTGGACGCTAAAAGAACTTGAAGTTACCCCGCCAGCAACGGCGATGTATGCCAAGATTCGCATGTACGGTTGCCACTCATCCAATGCTACGGCTGGCTCAACTTGGTTTGACGATGTGAGGTTGTCTGTTACTGATACCACGTTCAATGTGGGCAGGGGTGGCTATTCAAATCTTGTTATCGCTTATGTTTCGGCTTCGACTTTTGACGTTGATGCTGACTCGATAACTCTTGCGAACGCTACCGCCACTTACGACGCTCTCTCGATAAATTTAACTTGTGATATGGCATCACACCTTGATACCGGATTATCCGAAACAGCGGACATATGGTATAGCGTGTGGGTGTCGAGTGATGGAACTACTGAGACGTGCGTTATTGACGATGGCACCGCTACTCCTGCCGACGCAGGAACCTACTATCGCAGGGTCGGGTGGGTACGAAATGACGGGTCAAGCGACCTTTGGAATACAAGGCAGGGCGGTGGCTGGGTGGCGATTCTCGACGATACAAGCGTGGCTGAGTTTGAAATATTGAGTGCAGGAACGTCGGATACTTACATCGCTCCTGCTTTAGTGGTTCCTTCTACAGCCACAGCTATCGAGATGTATATACCCGTAGGCGGTATAGCGACTGACCTGTCTATAGACGGGACAAACCTATATATGACATTGTTTGGAAGTGGGTGGTCGCCTATGCTTATGCCACTAAATGCAAGCCAACAATTTTATTACAAACGCAACTCCGCATCTTCTTCTGTATCACTCGATTTGTTAGGATGGAGAGACAACCTATGAAATATTTAACAGTGATTTTGGTAACGGTTTTATTTTGGCTTCCTGCGTCCGCTGGTGGGTGGGCTGTACATGACAATGTAAATCACTGGGAGTGTTGTTATTCGCAAAACGATGCACAAAATCTGGCGACAGTGAAGGGGTGGACGGCGGTTTTAAAATCTGAAATTCCGCAATTTGTTGTTGATGCCAAGGTTGATAAAAAGGCACTAGCCAACTCCGACAGAGCCACTCGGCGTTCAGAAATTCAATCGAAACTCACAAGGCTTTCAAACGCTCAAATAGACTCATACATTGATGCAAACGTGACTGACCTCGCATCTGCACGGGAGTATCTAAAACGGCTGACAAAAGTGACTCGAGATCTAGCCAGAGAAGAAAGAAAAGAATAACATGAGTGAAACAAACGGCGACCATGCTCGGCTGGAAAAATCTATTGACGCACTAGTTGTCAACGTTTCGTCGCTCTCTGAAAAACAGGGGCAGTCTAACGTTGTATTAGCTCGCATAGATGAACGGGTGAAAGGTTTGCAAGGACAGGGCTGCTCTACCGGCGAGAGGTGGGTGCGTGAAATCCATCGCAGGCTTGACCTCCGGCGTAACGTGACGGGCATCGGCACCCTCATAGCTGGTGCTGTTGCGGGAGTTGTCGCATGGGTTAAGGGAGGCGGATGATGGCACTAAAATTTAAAACAGACAGGGAGTATGAGGAGTTTCATTCTGACGACGTTTCTATTCAGTTAAAAATAGTTTTGATTGCTCTCTCTGGATTTGTTGACGGGAAATACGGTAGAGGGCTAGTTGCTAGAGACGTGACTGTCACATCTGTTTTGCAACTGCCGACCGACACAATAAAACGAATTAGCTCCAGCCATCGTGAGGGTAGAGCCGCCGACATTCGAGTAAATAATCTGTCGGAAGGTGACCAAGGACTGTGGGAGCAGTGGATTAACCTGCGGTTTGAAACTGGTGTGGCTCATGCAGATGGGAGACCTATGTTAGTAGCCGTCCTGCACGGCACGGGCAGTAACCGCCACATTCATATTCAAGTGCCGAAAGGCAGACCATTAAAAATTCAAAATGAAACTAATTTTCCTTTAACAGTGTGAGATAAAAAAATGAAACGTATATTTTTGGCTTTGATGTTACTTGCTTATGCTCTGCCCGCTTTTGCGGCGAGTGTCACTTTGAGTTGGGAGAACGCAACTACAGATGTTGGTAACAATCCTATAGTTGTTGATAGCGTGAACGTCTATCAGGCATCCGTGAGTGGAGGTCCATACGAACTGATAGGCAATGTGCCAGTTGATGACGGCGCAGGAACCTACACGGTTCCAGGACTCTCTACTGGTACGTATTATTTTGTTGTTACTTCTGTTTATAAGGGTGCCGTGAGTGCGGATTCAAACGAAGCTTCAAAGACCATTTTGATACAGCCCAATGCCCCCGCAGGTCTGACGATAATAACCGTAACGATACCGTAGGAGATAATTCATGCGCGATTTTATTGATAGTGTTGTTCGGATGCTTCCGGTAATAGTGCCGATGGTATTAATAGTGCTGGCGGCGATATTTCTTTCAGGGTGTGGTGAGCTGTCCCCAGCTGGTTCGAGCATTACCAATAGCTATAACACCACGATAGTAGGAGCGAATGAGGGTTCTGCCAAAGAGATGGTGCTAACGATGGCAGTGAGTACAAACACTATTGATGAAGTCTCCACGTATTACGCACAGGCATCGTGGACGGCATACTATGCTGGTGCTGATGAGGCAGGTACGGTGTATGAATTTATGGAGAATGATAATGTGTTATTTGCCACTGCTGAACGTCAAATTTCATTTGATATTGAGGCAGAAGGAGAAACAAAATATCAAGTACGCTTGAGAGATAACACTACTAAAACATCTAATTCATATGATTTTAATTTTGAGTAGTATTTATGCTTACTAAACTTAAACAGCCGATAATAGTTCCGATAGGCCGCAGAAAATATTTGCTTAAGGAGGGATATGTTTATGGATGGTTAGGTGAAGCGTCGCGAAAAAGAATATATGTTCCGTCAGGTTTTGAATATGACGGAGCAAGCGTTCCTAGAGGTGCATGGACTTTTATAGGTATGACACCCGATGGCTTGCACCGAGCTGGTGCGTTGGTTCATGATTTTATTTATAAATACGGCGGAATATTGCCGTCCGACAGCTATGCACGCATGATAAATGGGCAATGGACAAACTCGTTATACCAGTTTTCGAGAAAAGAGGCAGACAATTTGTTTTTGAAAATGATGGCACAAGCAGGAGTCACTAAAATTCGCAGGACATTAGCTTACTGGGCTGTTCGTATGTTCGGTTGGTCTTCATGGGAAAAGGGAAAATAGATGGCGGATAAATATCTCATAGCCAACGTTATTGGAGATGGTACGGAGGATAACCCTTATCGTGCAGATATCAGCCCGTATGGTTCGTGTCTAATTCCATCCAATCTGGACGGGTCTCCTAAATTTTCATGGTGCTTGGTGAAAGGCAAAACAGAAGAAAACTATACAGGTGTTGGTGTGAAACGATTATCTGCTACTCAGGAGGTCAGAGACAATTTGAATGGTAAAGGGGTGGACGTTTCAAAACTTCCAAACTTGCCGGAGAAGGCTTCTGAAAAAGCATTGGCAAATTTAGTTGCTAAACATCTGGACAGGAATTACAAATAATGGCCGTCATAAAAACAGATACATTCACAGAAGCATCAGACACTCCGCTAGAAAATCATATTTCCGATTCTGGTGGTGGGTGGAGTGGAGAGACTACCGCACAATTCGATGTTCTGGGCGCAACCAATGAGCTTACGGTGACTGGCGGGTCTTATTACGCCCCGGGAGATGAAACTCCAGCATCTGCTGACTACTGGGCTAGTACAAACGGCAAAACTGGGAGTACAGCGACGGGGGAGAGGATAGGTGTTTGTGTTAGAAAAAATTCAACTGACGGATACGTTGCTTGGCTACAAGGTAGCGATGCTTGGAAATTATATAAAATTGTTTCAGGCTCGTGGACTCTGCTCGATAGCGGAAATAAGTCTGGGTTTTCTGCCTCAACCTACTACGACATAAAGCTCCAAATGAATGGCACCTCATGGGAATTTTGGATTGACGGTGTGAGCGTTTCAACTGGAACGGACAGTTCTGTTTCCGCCGTAAATAAACATGCTATGTACGGACGGAGCGATAGCGGATCTTCTCGTTGCACACGTTTTGATGCAGAGGATTTAGTGGTTGGGGACTCGGCAGTTCGTCGCCCCCGAATTCAAACTCACGGTCACGGAATACAATCACGAAGGAGCCGTTATGTATAAAAATAAGGTCAGCCAAAAAACGGTCATTTACGCCCACGACACAGTTTTGGATATTCCACGGGTAGGGGATGCGGCGAATATCACGGCAAAAATAAGCAAGGATGGCGGGGCGCAGGCATCAACCAACGACGTGAACCCGACAGAGGTAGGCTCTGGCTGTTACACGTTTGACAACACTCAGGCCGAAACCAATGCTGACCTCGTAATAACGTCAGCCTCTAGCTCGACTAGCGATGTGGCTATAGACCCAGTTGTTATTTATACAACGGAAAACGATGCCATAAAAACTGTGACAGACAACTCTGTCTGCCCTGGTCGATGACCTTGAAACAAGGCTCACGGCGGCAAGGGCGGCGAAGCTGGACAACTTAGATGCACTCATATCAACAATAAGGACAACGTCCATGACGGAGAGCTACGCCTCCAAAGGGGTGGCTCCGACAATAGAGCAATCTCTATTTATGATGCTGTCAATATTGTTGGAAATGTCCACAAGTGGAACAACCGGCACTACAAAGAAACTTGACCAAGCGACAACGGCTATGACGCTCACCTTCGATGATGCCAGCAATCCTACGTCCATAACAAGGAATACTTAATGGCTACTAAACATCTGCTTGGGCGATGGGGTATAGGTTTTAGTCCTGGTTCCTTGAAGTATATTGTTACTAGAGGCTTGAGCTTGACGGGGATATCGACAACTTTTGGAACTGTGATAGCTTTAGGGGTAAAGGCAGAGGTACCTTCCGTTGTCAAGGTAGGGGCGACTTTGCCTTCTGGAATTAAAATTATGGCTATAGGATAAAGTATGAGCATAAGACATATTATTAACATAGGCATCCCAGCCAATTCGACATTCACCATTAAGTTTAAACTTAAAAAGGAAACAGGCGAAGGGCTAGCTGTTGCTGACTTAACTGCGTTAATTCTAACTCACTATCTCGGCAAAGCTCCTTCGACAATAATAAACAATCGGGATGGGCAGGACGTTAAAAACGCCAACAATGTCACGGTGGATTCTGACGGGCTGGTGACGTGGCTTGTTCAAGAGGAGGATACCTCATTAGTCGCCAATACGAGCGGATCTTCTGAGGAGCATGTAGCTCTTTTTAAGTTCACATATAATGCGGGGTCACAGACAGGCTTTGTTGAGATTTTATATACGGTGGAGTATGTAACTAATGGCTAGGCGTAAAATACCAGTGCAGGTTGTGGGAGGGATGGTTTCTTCTCGGTCGAAATACGTTAATGACCAGCTATGTGAAAATTGGATATATGACAAGGAGGGGGCTTTGTACCCTACGCCGGGTTTAAAATATTATATGAAGCTCGGCTCCGGTCCTTGCCGGACAAACAACGATGCGGTTGAATTTCAGGGTGAAGCTTTTTTTGTTAGTGGTGACAAGCTCGTAAGCATAGATGTTAATGGTGCGGGGACAGTCAGAGGAACCCTTGAGACATCTAAGGGGTCTACATATATGGCCTCTGGTTTTTCTCATATTGTTGTCGTTGACGGCTCTTATGCTTATGTATGGGATGGCTCAACGCTGACTAAACAAGTAGCTCCCCCTTACGGTGAGCCTTCAAGTATTATGTGGTGCGACCAGTATTATATTTTTACACAAAAAGGAACGGGGAAATTCTTCGTTTCCGAGGTAGACGACCCTACGACCATAGTAGCTTCAAATTTCGCTACGGCTGAAAAAAAGGCGGACAACCTTGTAAGGGCGGTCTGGTACCAGGGTGCGGTTCTTTTAGTGGGAGAAAGTACGGTAGAGCAGTATTATAATGCAGGGACAAATTTTCCGTGGCAACCTTACGACATGCCAGTGCTAGAGCAAGGTTCTCCGGCACCCGACTCAATAGTTACGGCTCCTAATATGGGTTTCATGCTTGCCCATAGCAGTTCTGGCGGATATGAAATAGTTAAGGTTTCGTCTACTAATCCTCAAAGAATATCTAACGCTAATATTGAATGGGAGATGGGGCAATTCACTACGGTGTCGGATGCGGAGGCATATTACTATAGCCAGTCGGGGCATGAGTTTTATGTAATAACTTTTCCAACGGCCGAAAGGACGTGGTGCTATGACGTAACCACTGGGGCGTGGCATGAGCGCAAAAGCGGTTCGAACAGGCACCGAGCTAAGGGGCATATTTTCTTTAAAGGCAAACATATAGTTGGGGATTTTGAAAACTCTAATTTTTACACGCTTGATGAAGAGACATACCTGGATAATGGCGAAGCTATAATAAGAAAGCGCAGGATGTTAATTCCCGGAACAATGCGAGGTTTTGAAATAAGTATATCTGATCCTATCAACGCAGTTTTATTGGGTGGGGAGGCTGTCATTGACCTGAGCGATGGGGTAAGGAAGATGGCGGTAGAGTCTCTTCGTGTGGACTTTGAGCCGGGAACAGCACTCGCCAACGGTCAAGGGTCTGATCCGCAACTTATGATGCGGTATTCAAACGATGCCTGTAAAACTTTCGGCACCAAGACATCTCGCTCTATGGGGAAGATAGGCGAAAACAAGACGATGATTAAGTGGGCAAGGTTAGGGTCGGCAAGGGTTTTATCTAAGAAAGCCGTAGAAGGTTTAGGGGGGAGGTCATAATGTCTACAGCTATGGAACCGCCACCTAATACGGGACCATTAGAGGTTGACGAAGATGGGCGAATGATTAACGCAATGAATGGGAGGCTTTTTAGGTGGCTTCAAAAACTTGTTAAGCTGGTGCCTAGAATTCAAAGGTTTGAGGTTGAGCTTAATCCTTCACCCGTTCCGGCAGGGAGCGAGACAACAGAGACTTTATCTTTGCCAACAATAACGACAGAAGATATAATTTTCATAAATAAGCCTACGCATGATGCTGACTTGGACATAATTAATCCGAGGGTTGAGGTTAATGGATACGTTAAGTTTAATTTCAGGAACCATTCGGCAGGTAGCATAAATCCTGCGGAGGAGAATTACAGAGTATGTGCGATAAGAATATAAAAGTGATTTGTCGTAAAATGACAATGGACGACATTCCTGCCGTGGGCAGGATGTGGGCAAGGCTCATGGAGGAGAGAAAGATTCCTTTCCATGAGTTTGATGAAGAGGAACGAACGAAGTTCATGATCCACTTGGCTAAAATGTTTGAGTATCCCAGCGAAGCTTTTGCCTTTGTGTGCTTTGAGGAAGATGACCCATTCCCTATAGGTTTCACCACGGGAAGTTTAAGGGGGCATGTTTGTGCAGTAAAGGAGCTGGTGGTCAATCTGGATTGGATATATGTTGACCGTAATTATCGGCAGACCGATGCGTTTATGCTTCTCACCGCAAAAGGTGTTGAGTGGGCGAAAGGCAGGTCTTCTTTGCTTCAAGGGGAGGTTGCACTTGAGAATGTGGCGAGACTTGAAGGGATGGGCTTTCGGGTTGCGAATGTTAAAATGATTAAACGGATAGGAGACTAATATGGCAACCCCTACGGCAATGTTTGCTTGGAGCGTGGCTGGCTCCGCAATGGCAAGTCTTTTTTCTAGCAACGCACAAAGAGGTGCTGCAAAAAGAACCAATAGAGCTAATAAAGCTATGTGGGATTATCAAATGGCCTACAAGGAAATGGACGACAAGTATCAGTATGAGACTGCCGCTGTTGACCGTGTTAATCAGTGGGTGACGAACGCCGCAAACCTGAGAATGAACTCTCTTGGGTTGGTGGCTAGGTACGGTAAATCTGTAGGGCCGAGGACTTATAGAATGACTGCGCCTCCTCCAAGACCAGACTTCGGTAGCATCCCCAAGCCTAAATAATAAAGAAAGAGAGGGTTGAACAATGGCGGAGGACATTGATGGTATAGCGGCGATTAATGACAGGCTCGATGCACTCGAAGCTACGGGTGGCGGCGAGTATCAAGATATCGAAGTTCCTGGTATTGTCGGAGGGTATGATTATCTGACGGCTGACCAGAGAGCTTCTGTGGCTAGAGAGTCGCAACGGCGGTATGACTATGACAAGGGTATCCGTAAACCGGCACTAGATGCCGCTCAAGTGGGTAGACAGTCACTTGTTGACTTACTTAACGATCCGTCTTCAATTGTGCAGACTCCTTATTATAAATTCATTATGAAACAGGGAATCAGGTCAGTCCAGCAAACTGCGGCGGCTAAGCGAGGACTTTTCTCTGGTGCCACTATGGACGCTGTGAGAGATAGGGGGGCGGCGATTACGGCAAATGAAATTGACCGATACGCCAATCTTGGTTATAGGCTTGCCAGCGTCCCTATTCCTTCGTGGTCACCTCAAAGCGTTGCCGCCTCACCAGATATGCCGACAGGGACACAATGGATGAAAGACAATCCTATCCCTGATCCGATTAGTGACACGACCACAACAACTACCACCGCTACTACCGATGACGATGAGGATGATGAGGAAACTGTCGATCCCTATGCCAATTTACAGTATTCACCGGACGGGGTTTTTGTTTGGGATCCTAATGCCGGAGATGGTGGCAAGACGTTTGCAGCAGGTGGCGGGAGTAGTGGAGGGGCGACATACAATCCTAACTCAGCCCAGAATAGTCCGTCGTGGTGGCTTAAGGACGGGGTTAAACCCTCTTGGGCAAAATAAGCAGATACATCAGGAATGAGGAGAACGAAAATGTCAATGCCAATGCCGAGAAGACCTGATTACGTTTCCGAAGGGTCTTTCGCCGGGGATTTAGCCTCAGGGATACAGACGGGAATGAAAACCGCAGGGCAGTATATGCAGTTGCGAGACTCACAAGCAAAGTTCGATGAAAAAAAGTCTTTGGACGCTATGACTGATGCCTACACAACAGGCAAACAGGCCGAGGTTGAATATAAAAGTATGCTTGACGCTGAAACTCAGAGCCTCGCCCAAGCCGATGGAGTTGACTTTGGAGCGTTAGATGAACAAGGGAAGGATTTGTACATAACTAAAGCCCAAGAAAACGTAAATCCTATATTCGATAGTGAATACTATCAGCCGTGGCTTAAGGCGATGAAGAATGCTCACCCTGACGGTTTCTCTATTGAAGGGGCTTCCAAAAGCTTCGACCCTACCGACTTTACAAGGCTTAACTTAATCGCCGCAACCATTTACGCCAAGACAGGGAGGGACGTTACAGCTTTTGGTAAGGAAAAGTTTGGTGGTGCTATGGCGGGGCAAGTTGACGGTAAACTCGGCTACGCTCAAGTAGGGGACGAGGGAACAGTAAGGCCACTCAAAGGTATAACCCCTACTCCAAAAGTGGCACCGGAAACCTTTAGAAGTGGCACTGACAAGTACGGTGCCGATGTTGACATAAACAATGTCTCAGGGAGAAGGCATGTTGTGTCACAAAAACCTAAAGAAAAGGGTTCGCCCTCGACAATGGAAGGCCGTATAGCTAGTCAAATCGCCGAAGGGAAGTTGACATGGGAAGAGGGGGCAGGAATGTTAGCTGACTACGAGAAGGCTTCCAAAGGTGAAAAGCTTTACGGAGGGCTGACGGGAGGTGAGGCTCGTAAGAATAAAGACTTGAAGACAGCAAGCACTTACTACTCACAGCTATATCCTAAAGATATGGCGGGCAGGTCAAAGGCTGTAGGTGACGCTCCTCTGGTTGAAGGAAAAAATGGAAAGAAGACCGTCCCGTCCTTGACGCAGTTTTATACTGACCTTTGGCCTTCCATGAGAAGTGCGTTAGGGCTTGGCGGCGAGACAAGTACTTCGGCATCCCCGCAGAGGAATAGAAGGTATGATCCTATAACGGGAAAAATCGAATAATGACCCAAACAATTGAGGTTCCTGGTCAGGGGGGCGTGGACTTCCCTAGCAATATGAGCGATGAGGACATAAGTAAAGCGATACTCGCAAATTTTCCTGACATGGTACCGGAGCGGTCGAAAGAGGCCATAGCGCAAGCCGAAAAGGTTTTAAGTGAACCTGCTAGAGATAACCTTCCGTCCACGTTGGTAGCGGTTGATAACATTCTTGATTATTTCGGGGGGGAGGGGACCGCTAAAAAGTTTTCCCCGAAAATATCACCCGGTGTTTCTGCAAGCGTTGCAGGTTTTGGGTACGGTGTTTCTGATACCGCTAGGGGGATAGGGCAGATTGTCGGAGGGGACAACGCTTTAATGGGTGGAGATGACGCAGACCGTGAAGGTTCCGCCAGAGCTATGCGGAAGTTGCGAGAAGATGAAGAGGTTGGTTACTCAGCACTAGCAGGAGAAATGGTAGGAATGATGGCTGACCCTGTTGCGGCGGCTGTACCGATAGCTAAAGGAAAGTCTATAGCGGGGATGGCTAAAGTTGGAGCGGCATCAGGGTTGCTGTTTGGCGGTACGGGTTACGTTGACGAAGAGGCGGGGCAAACGAGGCTGACCAACGCAGGGCTTGCGGCGGTGGGTGGCATGATTATACTGCCCGGCATAGGGGCTATCACCAATGCAACGAGAAAAATTAGAGGAAAAGAGCTTATTCCGCTAAGAACGCATGGCAGTGCAGAATCCTCTATCGAGTCAGGCATTATCCCTTCGCCTAAAAAAGAAGGTGAAGTTGCGGGACTTCTGCCCGAACACACAAAAACAAGCTTGGACGAGGCTGTCGTTAAGTGGGACGATGAGACGTTCCTAGTCACTCCTGACGGGAAGACTGTAAGTGGGGAGGAGCTTAATAGTCTTGGACTGACAAAAGATATCCTTTTGCGCCATGAGGCACCGAGAGCGGGAGGAGAGTTACCTGTAACTAAAACAGGGGCAAAAGCCGAAACAGCAATAGAGGCGGCGGCGAAAAGAAAGAAGAGAGACGCTGAAAGAGAGTCGGTAAAGAGTCTCTTGAAATTAGCTAAAGACAGCCAAACTCCTGCACCAAAAACAGACAAGCAGATAGTGTTAGAAAACGCAAGGAAAATTGATACAGGCCGGACTCCTGATTTAAACGCAACCGGAGGGCGGGGGGCTACGTTCTACGCTAACCCTTTAGACCCCACACTAATAACAAAAGCCATTGACGGGCTTAAACAGTTTTATGTGGACACAGCGGGCATATCGCTGAATGCGTTTGTGAACGCTAACCCTGGAAGCCTTGCGACTGGTAGCGTTGGTAGCGTCATAGGATATTCTAACTTTTCTGATGAAGATGCTCCGATAACGGAAAAGCTGGGCAATGCGACTATCGGCTTCCTCTTAGGTTTTGGCGGGGTTAAAGGTCTCAACAAATTGCCCCATTCTGAGCGTGGGAATGTAGGAGAGATGCTTAGTGGGCTGATTAAAGACAATCATGGGTTGCCTAGCGACTTTATTAAGCTGAAAAATTCGAGGGTAACGACAAGAAATAGCCTGTTAGGTCAAACTCTTGATTTGGCGAGAGAAGCGACAAGGCTGTCTCCTTACGAGCGAAAAGTTTTATACAATATAATCCAGGGAGACGCTCCTGTTACTGCCGACTTAGCAGGGCTTAATGTTAAATCACGGGATAAAATCACAGAGCTGGGGCAGATGCTTGTCGATTATGGCGCACTTGATGCGGCGACATTTAATAAAAATAAAGCTATCTACATCCATAGGTCCTATCTTGGGAAAAGCGGAGACGCTATTGGTTGGGTTAGTAGGAAGGTGAGGGTACTCGGACACGAGCTACAGCCAAGAGGGGTAATTAAAGAAGTTTCCGCTAGGAAGCTTAAAGAGTGGAATGATTTGGGGTGGGAAACTTTCGGTAAAGTACGGAATGGAAAAGTTAAAATCCGATGGCAACTGACTAGGGAGCAAAGAGTAGCTAAGGGGGAGATAGAAGATGCGGCCTATGCTATTGCTGAAACGGGGCGACTTCTCTCTAACGATATAGCGGCCTTCAAATTCTATGACGATATAGCTAAAAACCCCAAATTTGCAAGCGACGTAGAAGTCGATGGATGGTCTCAAATATCTACCGACAGAATACAGAAGACCAAAGTCAATAAATTCGGAAAGCTTGCTGGTAAGTGGGTGCCAGAGGACATATATAAAGACTTGAACTTAATGGAGAACGCAAGGGCATTCAAAAATATCCCCATAGTCAGGGCATATCGCAAGCTGAATTCATGGTGGAAAGTAACTAAAACTGCGTTGAATCCCACAGTGCATGTCAACAATGTGATGTCCAACATCATGCTTTATGATTTTGCTGACGCTGAATATAAACACCTGATGACGGCGTTTAGGGAACTTAAAGCTGTCCGTGCGCAAGGGAGAGATGTCGCTAATGCTCCGATGTTGAAACTTGCAGAGGACATGGGTGTGTTTGACGCTGATTTCATCTCAAGCGAATTGGGAAAACTAAGCAAACAGTCATTGGACATGTATAAAGGTATAGAAGGGGCAGAAAACTCCCCCTTCAAAACTGCGCTAGGAATTGCAGGAAAGACCGCCAAGCTCCCCGTGACGGGCATGCTTGAAGCGTATCGTGCGGAAGACAACTTCTTTAGGTTGGGAATATTTATAGATCGCATTAAAAAGGGGATGGCTCCTGACGTTGCGGCGGCTGACGCAAAGAGATGGATGATAGATTACAATATCAACGCTCCCCTCGTCAATTTAATGAGAGAAACCGCCACTCCGTTTATAGCCTACACTTACAGGATAGTCCCTCTACTGGCAGAGACTGCAACGCTGCGCCCGTGGAAATTTGCCAAGTGGGCGGTTGCTGGCAATATTGTGTGGTCTGCCTTTGAGAATATGGCGGGAGGGGACACGGAAAGGGAACGGAAATTAATGCCGTCCCATCAGAGGGGCAATCTTTTTGGCCTCCCCTTCATGCCCGAACAGGCCATGAAGTGGCCTCTTAGAATCGACGGCATTTCCAACTATCTAGGAACGACTAGGTATATACCTGGCGGGGACGTTCTTGATATAGAAGGTGAGGAAAAAATAATTCCATTCCTTCCCGCACCTCTTCAGCCTTCATGGGGGGCGGCTGGTGCCATTGCTCAATCGTTTGGAGGTTATGACCTCTTTAGGAAAAAAAAGTTGGAGGGGCTTGGGCTTGGAGATAATAGCGACCTGAGAATAAAGGGAGAATTTTTCTTAACTCAAATGCTCCCCAATAACCCACTTGTTCCAGGCTCCCATTCATTCAGGAAGATAATGGATGCTTACAGGGGGCAAGCCACCCCGCTGGGCGATAGGCTACCCCTATGGCAAGCCTTCCTCCAAACTGTTGGGGTTAAGCTTCGTCCCGCCGACCTTGAAAAAATGGAGGGGCGGGCGGCGTGGCAACTCAAGAGAAAAGTGGAGATAATTAGGCATTCTATGTACATGAAGTCAACGGATTTTGACATGAAAAGAATATCCGAATCTCAGTATGAAGAAGAGATGGGTGGTCTTGTCGAAAAAGTAGAGGATCTAGTGAGTCTTTACGAAAGAAGGTTGGGAATAAGCGACTCGGACTTTTAGCCATTTCCCTATACAGTGAAAGATAAAAGACGAGGACCGGTGGACATGCTTACGAAATAACTGGTAGTGGCTCCGCCTTGACACAGCGAGAGATTTGGTGGCGATGAGAGGAAAAGACGGCAAACCCTCTACAACCCCACTCGCAATGCTTGATGGAAGCTTACCATACTCACAAAACAAAAAAAAGCAAATCATCTCTTGACACTCTCTGTGTCAAGGGGTATAAAGTAGTCATGTGATGCGCCATAGATAAACATGGCTTGGTAAGCTCTCTTTTCCTTTAGCGGTGCGTCACATCTCCTCTTTATCTAAAAGGGACTTGCCAAGCCGTAAATAAAGGAGCGCATATGAGCGCAGGTCAAGAATTACAGCCCCACAAAAATTCTTCACTCTCTATAGAGGAAACCTTGAGTACCGAGTCGCTTGTCGGGCAGGTTAGACTTATCCAAGAAGCGATGAAATCCGTAATGAAAAAGGACGAGCATTACGGAACTATCCCCGGCTGTGGCAACAAGCCCACACTGTTAAAGCCCGGAGCCGAAAAGCTTTCCCTTCTTTTTAGAATGGCTCCTCGTTACATTGTTGACAAAGAAAGTTCTGCCGGTGGGCATAGAGAGTATATGGTGAGGTGCGTTTTGGAGCATGTAGGGTCGGGCAATTTCCTCGGTGAGGGGCTTGGTTCGTGTTCAACAATGGAAGGCAAGTATCGCTTTCGTACAGCCAGCAAAAAATGCCCTGAGTGCGGAAAAGAAACCATAATAAAAGGTAGGGCTGAATATGGTGGAGGGTGGCTGTGTTACGCTACAAAGGGCGGTTGCGGAGAGAAGTGGGACGATGGCGACAAGGCAATAGAAGGACAAGTCACGGGACGTGTGGAACACGACAACCCTGCTGACTACTATAACACCGTGTTAAAGATGGCAAAGAAGAGAGCGCACGTTGATGCTGTCCTGACAGCTACGGCGGCATCGGATATCTTCACACAGGACGTTGAAGACCTGCCCGTTTATGACTCTCAATTTGTTGGGGACGTAGGCGATACTGAGGGCGAGGTAACGAACGGAACCCCACCAGAAACTCCTCCATCCGAATCCAAATTGGGAGGGGTCGCTAAGGTTCACTTGGAGTCTATTCGTGCCGCTATGACCGTTAAAGACCTTGAAACAATAGCGGAAAAACTCAAAGCACAAAAACGTGTTGCGCCGGACAAGATGGCAATGCTTCGCAATGAATGGAAGAAGAAGAAAGCCGAAATAGGCGACATGGGCGAGGAGGGAGAGCCTCCTACTATTTCTAGCGAACCTTCGGGTAGCTACGATGACCTGTTCTAACTCTTTCAGACCGTGGTCATATAGCAGGGTTAACACACTTAAAACCTGTAAGCAGAGGTTTTATCTTAACTATGTGCTTGGCAATAGAGGGTTCCCCAATGAAGCGATGAAGCGAGGAAAAGAGAAGCACTCGCTATTTGAATCGCTCATAAAGGCCGGAGCCAATAAGTCAGAGAAAATGCTTGCAGACAATGACGAAGATAGGGTGGCGTGGAACAAGGTTAAGAAGCTTGCATGGGGGACGGAAGCTGAGGTAACTATAATGCTGGATGATGAAGGGCAAGTAGTTATGGACAAAGAGAGAGCTTTTACCTTAGCTATAATCGATTCCGTGGCAGGTGGTGGTTTTATAGATTGGAAGATGGGAGCGAGTGGTAAGTACGATGAGCTTCAAAGGGACTTCTACGCTATGAGCTATCGTGCCACGCTAGATAAGAGTCGCATCTTCTGGTCTTCCTTTATTTTTCCCTATATGAACATTGACACCGACCATCTCCTTAGTTTCACTAAAACTCATGGGGAGAAGGGGGATGCTGACGGTCTTTTCGGGGAGATGAAAGGGAAGATAATCAGGGCGGAAGAGTATTTGAAAACGCTAGATGTTAATGATTGGACTGAGTGGCAACCAAGTTTTAGCGCATGTTCAAGCTGTACAGTGTTCATGCTTTGTAAATTTCAAGTAAGGAGGATCGAGTGGGTAAGCAAGACGAGCGAAAAATAGAGGCTTTAACTTTTCCTGATTCTGGAATCCAGAACACGGAAGACTTCACAGAGGCGGTTGTTTTCGTTGAGAAAGTGAAAGAGCTTCTTAAAAAAGCCGAGGAGCATATGAAGGGGTACGTCTCAGAGAATGGCAACGTAGGACTCCCTGATGGCGAGATGTACGGCAATTTCAAGAAACAAAGCAAGACTATAGGTGACGTTAAAGAGGCGGTCTTAGCGTTGACCTCCGGCGGTGTGAGTAAGGAGGAGATATGGGACAAGTTGACATTGGCTCATGGTAAGGCTGAATCTTTAGCTAAGCGGGGAAAAGGTGGAAAACAGGAACCTGTCGACCTGTCCAAAATAATATTGACCAAAGAAAGCAATTCATTTGGAAGGCACAAAGGAATCGAGAATGGGGAGGTGTAGGTGATACGACAGGTGCGGGGGAGATAGAGGGATATAGGGAGGATATGTTAAATGTCGGAGGGGTATAAGTGAAGAGGGGTGGGTGGGTTCCTATGGATAAAGGGCTAAAAAGATTTTTTCCAAACGACCGCCCATATTCAACCATTGAGGCTATGTTTAGCTTAACTCTGGATAATGATTTAGGGCAGAAACACTCTATTTTATACTACTCAAAATTATGGTTATGGGACAGAAAGAAGGTTAGGAAACTGGTGAATTTGCAGGGTCAGCCGAGGGACACCTACAGGGTCAGCCGAGGGACACCTACAGGGTCAGCCGAGGGACACCCTATCCGCTTAATAAACAGTGGCGTAGGGAGTTGCGGGGACACCTACAGGGTCAGCCGAGGGACACCTACAGGGTCAGCCGAGGGACACCCTATCCGCTTA